GCAGAAAAGATTGCAATTACCAGTGCATATGAAACGTGTCGTCCAACTACTCCTCAACTACTTGAAGATATAGAAAACTCGATTGAGCACTGGAAAACAAGGTGTTATGGTTGTGATTGGGTATATGATACAATTGGTATTTGGTGTGAGGGTGAACGTTATCGAGTATTTGATAGTTGTGAAGTGTATCTGGTTCATACTCCTATTCCGAATGTAACAGAGGAGTTTGTGGACGGTTACTGAACTGGCACACTGACCACTCATAGATCCCCAAAGCACCTTATACTAAGAGGACACAGGCAAAGGAACATGGACTACCAATCCTACCCAAAAATTAGTTTAATGATGTGGAAACGCAAAGAACCAAATCTTAAGTGTTTGCTTCTTCGTATTCTTACTCCGATTGCCGGACTGATTGATTCTCTCATTTGTATTTTTACTCTCACTCTTGTTGTGAGTAATTTCGAAATAGAAGTAGTCACTCTTCATGCATACGAATACTTTCAGCACAAAATCAAACAAAAATAAATGAACTATCGGAGAATGAAGAATGACTGTTGCCGAATGGATTGAGAAACTCAAAGAGTTTCCACAAGACAAAGAAGTAAAAATCACTGATGGGTTTAAGTATCACTTTTACGAAGGTGATTTTGACTTCCAACTCTTTGAGGATTTAGATGGTTCTACCTTTGTGGATATTGGTATTGGTGAATTTGAGGCAAAAGAATGAAGTTATTTTAAATAGTTACGAAACTTACTAACCCAAATCATCTTAATTCCAAATGAATCCCACAGTCGCAACTCAACTTGGTTATGATCTGAATGCAATGAATGATTCTGATAAAATCACTCTTGTTCGTCGCCGTGTTGTTTATGAAGAACTGGTAATGAGTAAGAATGAGTTTGATGCAATGAATGAAAAATTAAGTTCTGATGAGGAAGAGTTTAGTTTATATGAATTAAAGATGAAAGATATTTGGTTTACTGAACTTACTGATGATTCGACTGAGTATGTTGCATTTCCTGGTGATGTAACTTCTGCTACTGATGATGCGATTATGTTCTTGTATCCAAATCAAGAATGGACTGATAGTTATGAAACCGTAAATATTGCTTCTTGATTATGTCCGAACTCAAAAAGAAAAGGTCTTATCTCAATCGTATTCCATCCATAGACTTTACTTCTGATGTTTATGAATTGTTCCTGAGTATGGCAACATCCGAAGAATTAGAAGATGATTATATTACGCCCGAAACACATACTAAAATCTGCAATGAAATCAAATGAAAAAAGGTACACGAATGCACTATACCTATTATTCTTATGAGGAGTTCGGAAGAGGTTATATTGGAAAGAGAAGTTGTAAGTGTAAACCAGAAGAAGATGTAAAGTATTTTGGTTCTTATAGGGATAAAACATTTAAACCAACTCAGAAGATTATTTTAGAGACTTATGATACAGAAAAAGAATCTCGTATTGCTGAAGGAATCTTACATAAGTTTTATGACGTAAAGAGGAATCCCCATTTTGCAAATCAACATAATGCTAATGAAAATTTTTGTGTAGCGGAAACTCAAGAACAAAGAAGTGAGATAGCAAAAAGAGGACATGCAAGTTTAACTCCAGAACAAAGAAGTGAAAGATCGAGAAAAGCAAGAATGAGTATGACTCCAGAACAAAGAAGTGAATCATCAAGAAAAGCAAGAATGAGTTTAACCCCAGAAAAAAGATCTGAACTAGCGAGGATAGCAAGTGCAAGTTTAACTCCAGAACAAAGAAGTGAAGCATCAAGAAAAGGACATGCAAAACGAACTACCGAACAAAGAAGAGAATCAGGAAGAAAAGCGCAAGCAGGTAGGACACCGGAACAAAGGAGTGAATCAGTTAGAAGAGGACATGCAACTTTAACACCAGAGCAACGAAAAGAAAGAACAAGAAAAGCACATGCAAAACTAACTCCAGAACAGCGGAGTGAAAGATCGAGAAAAGCATATGCAAGTTTAACTACAGAACAGCAGAGTGAAAGATCTAAAAAAGCAGCAAATCAAAAGTTTCAATGCACCGAAACTGGATATATTACAAATGCTGGTGCTCTTACATGTTATCAAAGAGCAAAAGGCATTGATACATCTAAAAGAATCAAATTATCATAAAAATAGGTGGTTTTAATGTTTTTTTATTAATTAAATATAATAAAAAACATATATTAATGTTTTTGGTAGTGTGGAAAACCTGTGGAAAACTATGAGTCTAATATCTTATAAACCTTCGATAAACCTCTGATTTTTATGAGTCTAATACATTATAAACCTTCGATTTTTATGAGTCTAAACCTCTGATTTTTATGCAACCTTTGCCTGCAAGCACACATCGCCCCGTTTGTCAACCCCACGCCCATAAAAATCCGAGAACCCTCACATAAGACTCATAAGAACTCCAAATATCAGCAAACCTTATCATAATCCATCAAAATCTCGACGAGACTCATATATAGATACAACATTTCTCGACGAGACCCCCTGTGTTTCTCGACGAGATCTGTGCTATAATACCTGTGTTCCCCCGAATCTCGACGAGACCCCATGTACGACGACTACGAAATGGACTACGCATACGGCAACGATCCCGCAGAGTATGAAGAGTATTCGCAGGATATGCAGTACCTGGACGAAGATTATGCACGAGACTCGCATGATTATAACGATCTCGCATATCGTCATTACGCATAATACACATCATAACATAGGAGAATGTCATGTCAGTTGCACAACAGCGCCTTGTACGCATCACACTTGATGTATCATGTTATAATGATCTAGATCTAGAAGATATTGATTGGAGAGAGAAACTAGGTCTAGAAGGATCCGAGAGTGTTCATGTTAGTATCAGGGATTATGATGATCTGTTCTGATGCTGTGCCACTTTCATAACTGTCCAAAGGGTGCCCCAGGGTGCCCTTTTTTGGTTTATATTGGGTTCGTTCCTGAGAGATCGGAGGTTTCGATGCCTGTGACACTCTCAGAACTGTCCCAAAGGCACCCAGAATCCCCTGGAAGTGCCCTAAGATACTTAAGCAAACCAATCCCCCCGAAAATTATGAACGCCACTCTCTGGGCATCTGAGCACACTCTGACGACTCCTGAAGAATCTGCCATGATTCTCAGTGATGTTTTTGAATCTGATACTGTTGGTATGAATGATGTCCTAAATGAACTCTGCGAGGAGAATTCCATTGCATTCGACATGGAAATCAATGGTGATGAGATTCACAGTCTGATCATTGAGAATGAGGATGCACTATACACTCTGTATGCGAATTACCTGCATCAGGATGTGGCGGAGGATGTGACACTCTGAGTACTGGCACATAGGGCACTCCAGAATCCCCTAGGGTGCCCTACAATATTCAAGTCAACCACTCAATCACCCCATGACTCCCGACACTCTTAACTTCTTCTACGGCGATGCTGTCACCTACGTTGGTCTTGTTGGCCTCTGCGGGACGTTTCTCATCCTGGTTGCAGTCTTTCGTTCGTTCGCCAATTCCCCAATGCGAAAGTGACAGTGAGTGAAGTGGCACAGTGAATCTCGTCGAGATTCACTGTACCTGATATACTAACAGGGGATCTCGACGAGATTCCCTTCAAACCCTGCACACACTGTCATGCACACTGCATTCGTCACTCCGAAGTCAAAGAAGGCAAAGAACAGGTTTGCGAACCTAATGGACGCAGACGCTACATGTATTATAGAGCAGGATAAAGGCGATCGTGTGTTCCTTACATCTGCGAACGGGCGAAATCACTTCTGGGTACACATAGCACATGATGCAGACTGGGACGTAGAACTATAACATACAGAGGAATGAGATGCGGCCTCTATTAATACATACAAAAAGACACTCAATGTAGAGAAAAGATAATTGTACTCTTACCTGTATGGTCATATGTTGCCTAAAGATCCGGATTAACTCACCGGATCTTTTTTCTTATGTGCCAATTCTCAAGGTGTCACAGTCCCCCTTGCACCATGCGAGAATCCGGGATAATCTATGGGAGTCAAATCAACCCGACACAATGGAATTCTCCAAGGTTCTTACACTCTCCACTGCACACCTTCATCCACTGGAAGCAGCAAAGATTGATAAAATTGCTTATATCTCCAGTGATACTTCTTCTCTGGTGAATGCCTCCTCTGGATTATGGGACACCTATTTGAATAAAGGTATGCACTGTTTGGTAGATTTACTGAGATTGATTGATAATCAATTTCATGATGTTGATTATGTGATGTTTGATCCTGATGCAAATATAGAAGAACGGTACAAAGACTATAAATGGTAGGACACTTGTAGAACTGGCACAATGGGCATCCTAAGACTCTCAGGGTGCCCTAGATTAAGCAAGTCAACCACCCCAGACACTCCAATGCCCGACACCATCAAAGAGTTCTTTACTGAAGCAGAATGGGATCTGATCTATTCTCTGGTTGGAAACAATCGAGAGTTCTGTGAAGATACCGAAGAAGATCCCGTAGAGGATTATGATAGCATTGTGAATAAGATTCATAAGTTATTTGAACCCGAATCCATCGAACCTTCCTGAACTACAATGACTTACAAAGAACTTCTTGCCGAACTTCAAAAACTCACCGAAGATCAACTCAATCAGGATGTTTGCATCTGGGACAGTTATGGTCAAGATGAGTTTTATCAGGAAGGTGTAGAGTTTATGTTTGCAACCGAAGAATGTCAAGTGCTTGATGTAAACCACCCTATCATCCGTTACTAATGTCTGACACACTCAAAGAGTATCATTTCAGTGATGAACAAATCGACACAATTCTTCGTCTTGTACGCAATGAAGCAATTAACAGGCAACATGATTTTGGTGGATACTCTAGTGTCAATTTGAGTTACAATGAACTTGCTAATCAAATCGAAGACCAAATCGTAAATCATCCCACCAATCCCTGAATCTCCAATGAACAACGATCTTCTTATCATTAACTACAAAGACGGCACATCACAGACTTTGAAGGTGTATCATCTTTTGATTGTTCTTCCTTTTGTTGTTTTCCTTTTTCGTTAATTCATTCACCCACCAATCCCTGAATCTCCAATGAAACTCAACAACGATTTCGACACCATTGTTGATGCTTATGCTCAACAAGTTCTTGATGGCATGGATTCTAAAACCATGGAGCGACTGATTTATGATATGCTAGTGAGCAATCTTCAATCCTATAATGATGAAGAACTGGTGACTGAGATTGTTGAGAATTATGGTGACGATTGGTTCTCTGAGAATGACTTTCAGGAACCAGTTGATTAAGTGGCACAATGGGCATCCAGGATCCCCTAGGATGCCCCTATACTATAGAAGTCAACCAAACGGACACCTCCAATGCTTCACCTCTCCAAAGGCAACGGCAAACTCTCTGGTGATACTCTGATCTTCAGTCTTCCTGCCGGCAAGACTTGCCCAGGAGCGGATCAGTGCAAGTCTATGGCAATGCTTGATGCCACCACCGGCAAGCGTTATATTCAAGATGGTCCTAATACGTTGTTTCGTTGTTTCGCCGCCAGTGGTGAGGTTCAGTATGATGCACCATTTAACAATCGTGCCGACAACTATTATCAAATCCAAACTGCTCTTGTGCAAGGTCTTCAGAGTTGCGTAGAGTTGATTAACTCCAGCATTCAGAAGAATCGCACCAAGAATACAAAGAAGGTTCGTATTCATGAGAGCGGTGACTTCTTCTCTGGTGTTTATCTTGATGCCTGGATTCAAGTTGCACTACTCAATCCTGACCTTAAGTTCTATTGCTACAGCAAGTCTCTGCAACTGTTCTATTGCCTTCCCTTGCCTTCTAACTTCTACTTCACCGCTTCTTATGGTGGCAAGTGGGATAAGATGATCGACGATGGTATCTTCCCACGTTATAGCAAGGTCGTGATGTTTGAGGAGGATGCTGATGCTCTGGGTCTAGAGGTTGATCATGATGATTCACATTGCTTTGGTGATAAACCGTTTGCACTGTTAGTTCATAATACTCAACCCAAAGGTTCAGAATGGGGCAAGGCAATCCGTCTCCGTCGTTCTAAAGGTCAGTTCGGAGGTTACAATAAGAAAACCCGTGATCTTGTGACTGCATAAGTATTATTGAAACTCGACGAGATCTTCACACAATCTCGTCGAGTTCGCAGTATATACAGGCATCGCAGGATTCGCAGGCACCGCAGTGTACGCAGGGGACGCAGTGTACGCAGCGGATTATACGCCACGCAGCGGACGCAGTGTATCATGATTCGCAGGGGAACGCAGAGTATACACTAAGAATGCAGGTGTTTCACACCTGCAGTGCTACGCACACCTTAGTGTATTATATGTGCAAGAATATGTGCTTCACCCCACTCACCCCTACCCACACCATACAAGTGTGCTCTAAGATAATCTTAAAGCCACTCATTTCAAACCTAACAAAGGTATTATAGCAGGATTCTAAGAGCCTGTCAAGCCCCCATAAATATACAGAAACCTTAAAGGCAATGAAGACATTTAAGACATTCTTAGAGAATATAGATCCAGAGGAGATAGAAGATCTAAAGAGATATAAAGAAAAGAATGAATTAGAGAAGAAGAAAGAACTTGCAAGAAATAAAATAGAAGCCGAAAGGGAACGATTTGCATCCACTGAAGATAGATTTAAAGATAATGCAAATAGACAAAGAGAGCAAATCAAAGCTAATCTAAGAAGACAAAGAATGAAGAAGAAAGTATTATAAATAAATGCACTAAGATCTTATTATTCTCTGAGTTCTAGGATATAATCCAACGATGAACCAGTAAAGTATAAAGAACTTATAACCCGCTAATTCTTACATCATAGTGACTGCTGAGTTTGTGCAATCTCAGGAAACCAAATTGCAGATAATTCATAGAATGAACTGATCCAGTAAAAACTATAATTAATATCCCTTCAGATCCTTGTGGTTTCTTATAGAAACTCTAGGTGAGTTTTGTTGTATCTAAGCATTGTGCCAATCTCCTAAGTGTCACAAGACCCATAGACACTCTGCCCAATTCAGGATATTCTATGGGAGTGGTTGAGACACCTCTACATTCCTCACCACAAAATGTTATGAACACCTTTGATCTTGGTTTCCCTCCCGTTGATTCTCTCCTGACTCAACTCTCAAAAATTGAATATAAGAAACATGCCCAACAGTTTGTGAATGTTTCGATCACAATTCTGGCGACTATTGCGGCGATCACCACAATCCTGGTCGCAAAGTATCAAGAACACAATGGCAATGAAAAGTTACAGCAAGCATGGCAGAATCTGGTGCTAGGTGTAATGATCTCCTATGATTGGATTCTGAACACTCTGGTGCCAGAATGCAAGGCAATGTATAAAGATCTCATCGCTCTCAAAAATATCATGATGCTTGTGACGGTCTGACAACTGGCACAGTGGCACCCCTAAGACCCCCTACGGGGTGCCATACTTAACAAGTCAACCAAACGACATCCAGACCCATGACCCGCAAGATTGAAAAGGAAATGAACTCTGCCATCGCAAATGGTACAGAGTGGAAGAAAGACAACACCGAAGTTTATACTCACAACAGTGTTGCCTATGTTCATCTCTATGGCAAGAAGATTGCCGAGATCGGTGAAGGTTGGATCCGCTTGTTTGACGGCGGACGGCAATCTGCGACGACAAAATCCCGCCTGAATGCTATTCTGGAGGAGAACGGATTGCCCGGTGAGAAAGTATTTCAGAAGGCACACAAATGGTTCGTTAATTATCAAGGTGCCCCGATTCCTTTCTTTGATGGGATGATGATGTACTAGACTCTCTGAGAGGCACCTAGAATCCTCTCTAGGTGCCTTGTTATAATCAACCCACACCAATTCCTTATCATGAGCATTGAATCCCTTCTAATTGATTGTGCAGATATCCCCGGTGATATCTTCGAACTCACTGAAAGTGAACTGTTCGAATCCGAGGACGATGATAATCTCACCTTTGAAGCATTCTTAAACTCAAAGAAAGATTATTGATTAATATTGTGCCAGTCTCTGAACTGACACAATCCCCCTAGACACCTGCCCAAATCCAGTCTATTCTAAGTAAGTCAACCAAACGACACCGATCCCATGATCATCGATTACCGGAACACTTTTCAACGCTGCCCCGAAGTTCTCCTGGATGTTTGTACTCACCGGGTTGAAATGGCAAACTGGATTCTATCAATCCCACCAACAGATGATGAGGATCGTCTATTCTATGAAGAATCAATCCGCCAGTATCGTTGTTATGATGTTTAATTAAGATTCTCCCCCGGAGGCCTAATCGCCTCCCTGGGAGATTCATTCTCTCACCTAACCTTTATTTCTTTGCTGAATCTAATTATGACCGCAACTGCAACTCTGAATCGTTCTTTCTCTCCGGCTGAATCGAGCGCCATTGCTTATATCGACCTGCGGAATCTGCCCATGGTGGAGATCTCCTATCAGAGCAATCCTGATAAGGTTTATACCTACAAAGCAACTGAAGATTTCGGGGATCTTCTCACTGAAACTATCAATGGAATTGTTGACGGTGGTCTGGGTTCTATGGTAAACAGTGCCATCAAGGCAGGCGATCTGCAACTGGTCTGATCGTCAAGGGGTCTTGTGCCACTCTCTAAGGTGGCACACTGACCCCTAACCTGCCTCTGATTCCCTGTTATTCTTATTTCATCGGCAGGGAATCACCCCCCGATAATCAACCCAAACTCTCTGAACTTCAGATGAACTTCAATTCTTCCGCTCCCCTTTCTTCCGAGCAGATCAATTCGATTGTTGAGTTTCTTAAGTCACAAGGTCTTAAAGTTGAGATCGAAAATCCAGTCAAGGATTTTACTACTGAAGTTCAAAATGTTAAGAATCAGCGGGTTTCCAAGCGTATGAAAGAACTTGAAACCACAGTTTCTTATTATGAAACTGTCAATGCTGCCTTTGAGATTGCATTGAATGAAGTTCTGAATGACAATGAAGAATCACGTTCCATTGTTTCTGTTCTTGATAAGTGTCGTCGTGAGAATAATTTTAAGGGGATGAGTTCAGTTTATGCAAAATACCGTGGAAAGGATCTTCATACTGAAAATCTTCTCAGGACTCTCTCTGCTATCTATCGCCTGAAACTGAAAACCTATACTTCTCCCTCTGGTAAGTCTACAGATCGTGCTATTGTACGGCATGAAATCCGTTGCCCCCATTGTGGCGATCTTGCTCAAAAATTGGTTAAGTTCTTAGAAATCAAGGGTATCAAGTGGGGGGAGATCTGATATAATCAAGGGGGAGAGAATCAATCTCCCCCATTAACATTCAAACCTCATTCAATTCTTTACATCATGCCGAAGATTGTTGTTTCAATTTTTGTTGGTTACATGCTGATTCAGGGTCTGGGTGTTATCAAGGCATATGCAACGGTTAATGAGAAACAAGAGGCACAAGCCGAAGCATTATGTAAACAATATCCTAGCGTCTGTAAATGATATTTAAGGGGGCGGGGTCACACCTGCCCCATTCCATGGTACAATTATCAAGTCCCCAACCGACACCGACCATGCCCACCGCCACCGCCAAGGATCAACTGTTCAATGCCCTGGTTGATCAGATCGCCCCTCAACTTTTCAGGGAGTGGCAACAATGTATCAATGATCCTACTTGGGATGGTACAAAGTACTGGTTATCAACTGAGGGAATCGGAGAAGAACTGTTAGAGGATGATTTATATGAAGTTTGGGATAATCTAGAATATAGCGAACAGCAAGGCATGTTGGAAGATGCTCTGGACAATTATCATACGGGATACGCTGATAGCATGTCCGAAGACTGGTAAGATATAATTAAGGGGCGGGGTCACACCTGCCCCATTCCATGGTACAATTATCAAGTCCCCAACCGACACCGATCATGGCACTTCAGAGCATGGCAACCGATCTCCAGACCCGCCAGACCGTTTGGATCTCTACGAACACTAAGAACGGATCCCAGGCAAACTCTCACACCCGCCCCGATCGGGATTTTGATGGGATCTCTGCCGCTGATTATGCCGGCATGTCCGCCCATCACTACCGCTCCGATGTCCTCCCCTGCCCCCTTACCGGATGGTCTAAAAACTGATTCCCCTAGGGGCGGTTCCGCCGCCCCATTCCATGGTACAATTAACAAGTCCCCACCGCTCCCCGACCATGCTTGATTATTTCACCTCAGTGATTAACATTGATTTTGGTGATCTGATGTGGATTGATTGTCGCTCCGCCGATAACTCTCACTGGCGGAAAAGTCTGATGCAAAATGTTTATACTTACTTAGAGTTGATTGAGAAAGAACCAAAATTTGAGTCCTACGATTACTGATACTTAAGGGGGTGGATCTTCCGCCCCCATTGTTCACTCAAACCATTTCCTCACTAAGTAACAACAATGGTCACCATCAAGTTTTTCTCACCTTACCAGCAGATCTGGAAGACTCAACAATTCAAGACAATTCAGGAGGCACAAAATATGATCGCCTTCTATCGTAGTTGTGGATCACCTGCCATGATTGCCTGAGTTTCATTAACATTTAACGGGAGGCAAAGATGCCTCCCTTTTTTTATATCTAACTGCCCCATAAAATAGAGTCTAGCTTCACTCTAGAATGGATTGCCCCAATCTCCCGCCGCCTTGTGCCAGTCTGGCAGGTGTCCCGATTCTCCCGCTGCCATGGTTCCGCTGCCCGGATCGGTGGTATCATTAACTCAAGCGGGAGAGAGATCCCGCCCCATTCCTGAGATCCCATGATTGCCATGCTCAAGTCCGTCGCCATCCGTTTTGTCTCCCCTGCCCTGATTGCCGAACGGGTGATCTCCCGCCCGACCGTGATCGGACCCAACCGGGCAGGTGCCCTGTTCAAACTGGCAACCAATGGGGCAACCAAGTCCCGCCGTGCCCTGGGTCGTCAGGCGCTCCAGTCTGCTGCCCGTGCCGCCGGTCGCCACGTTGCCCCGTTCGCCACTATCAATGATCGGGTCTTTAACAAGGCGAGCAATGCCCGCCTTCGGAATTGGGCACAGAATCTGAACACCCCAGTCTGATTCTGGCAGGGGCGGTTCCACCGCCCCATTCCATGGTACAATTAACAAGTCCCCACCGCTCCCCGATCATGGCAAACCTGACCGTCACCGTGACCCTGACCCCTGAGGAGCAGACCGCCCTCTATGATGCCGTCGTGCTTCGGTCCCAAACTCTGGAAGGGAACCTGCCTGGGTCTGACCGTGCCCGGACTATGAACCGACTCGCCGCTTGCCTGATCGATCAGATGGGGTATCCAGTGCCCCATTGGATGTCTGAGGCGATTGCTGAGGCAGTCTGATTCTGGCAGGGGCGGTTCCACCGCCCCATTCCATGGTACAATTATCAAGTCCCCACCGCTCACCGATCATGTCCGCCTTCTCCGTCCGTTGCCCCTCCGCCCCGTTTGAGAATGAGACCCTCCATAATGAGGATGATGCCACCGACCTGATGTATAGTCTGGCAGAGGAATATGGTTATGCCCGCATCATGGTCAATGGGCAAGTGTGGTCTGAGTATACTTTCAACCACCACTAAGTAACAACGGGGAGGGAGCAATCCTTCCCCCCCTCACTAACACTCTCACCCTTCGATTCTTCCCCCATGTCTACTCAAACCGCCCCGATCTTCCGCACCTTCACTGTTAGCGAATCCTCTGCTATTCATAACATTGAAATTGATGAGAATCTGGTTGAAATCACCTTCCATTCTAATACATCAATTGCCTACGGATTTGAGGCATCCGATGAGTTTGTAGAGACACTATCTGAGATCATTCAATCACCCGATCTTATGGGTTTTTCGTTAGGGAGAGTTATATCGAACGCCCGCAAAGATGGTGAGTTAGTTGCACTCCCTGAGATTGATCTTTGATCTGCTAAGTATTATCGGGGGCGGGTCACTCTGCCCCCATTCGTTCGTGCGTGTTTTGCAGTGATTGAGTATACTTAGCGCCCTCATTCGTTCGTGCGTGTTTTGCAGTTAACGGTGTCGTTATATCGTTATAGCGGCGGGGCGTGGTTATAAAAAACGATAACTACCCTAACCTACAAAGTGTTACGGAAGCGAGCTTTATATTCCTCTATAATAAAAAAAATTCCCCGGAAAAAAATGCGCCAAATACCTCAACGCCCTCAAAATATTTGTAAGACATGCCATTATACTTGGTATCCCAGAGGAAAAAATATTTCTCATAGATGCCCCAGATGTGGAAGTACAAGAACAGAAATGAGATATGAAGGTTTAATAATTGCCGCAGTATTAATATTAGTCTTTCTTATAATATTACTAATTACTATATAAGTTAAAACACATTTTATAGTTACACACATGAGAAAAAAAACCGGGGAAATTTTTGAACCAATTAAAGTTGATCCAATTAGTGGGGAGTATTTCATAGTCATTCCAGAATCCTTTATCAACGAATTCTCTTGGTATGAGGACACCGAGATCTCTTTAAAAATTGAAGGAAACGAGATCATTCTTTCTGAACGCTCCCATTGACAAATCCTATATAATGAGTTATGATACTGAAGTAATTACCTAAAATTATGGCTAAAGGATTCACCGTAAAAGCAAAGGCACCAATACAAGAACAAGAACTTGAATGGGATTATGAAAAAGCAAGAGAGATGATTCGAGGAAAATCGATTGTCTTTTGTTTACCAGGAAGAGGAGTTTCATATACCTACCTAAAGAACTTCGTACAACTCTGTTTTGAGATTGTACAAAACGGAGGAAGAATTCAAATTTCTCAAGATTATTCATCAATGGTAAACTTTGCCAGATGTAAATGTCTAGGAGCGAATGTACTTCAAGGTCCAGATCAAGTTCCTTGGCAAGGTAAACTACAATATGATTATCAACTATGGATTGATAGTGATATTGTATTCAATGTGCAAAATTTTTATCAATTAGTTTTAATGGATAAAGATATTGCCACTGGATGGTATTCTACCGAAGATGGACAAACTACATCAGTTGCTCATTGGTTGGAAGAACAAGACTTCAGAAATAATGGGGGAGTCATGAACAGTGAGACGATTGAGAGTATTTCCAAGCGTCGCAAACCATTCACAGTCGATTATGCGGGATTTGGATGGATTCTCATTAAAAACGGAGTCTTTGAACATTCCGAAATGAAATATCCATGGTTTGCACCTAAACTCCAAGTCTTTGAGTCTGGAGAAGTTCAGGATATGTGTGGAGAAGATGTTTCATTCTGTCTCGATGCAATCAAAGCAGGATTCGAGATTTGGTGTGATCCTCGCATTCGTGTGGGACATGAAAAAATGCGTATCATCTGAAAAATGACTAAGTATAACATTCTATGTAAAGGTCGTAAAATTTATACCGAACTTACAGAGGAAGAATACTTCAATACAATGGAGGATCTGTCATTTGATTTTTATCAGACAGGTTCTCCCGACCCAAATGAAATAACAACTGAAATTATCGGAGAACATTATGGCAGTTAAAAAATCTTCAGGTTCGAAGCAAGTTATCGAATCGAAACCCAAAAAAACCCGTCAGGGATCTGGTGCTCATACGAAGTATGCTTCTTCATCTCGTAACGGGGCACGGAAACGATATAGGGGTCAGGGTTGATACTTTAAGAAATATAAATCCCAATAATACGGGATTTTTTAATGAAAATAAATAACTCTTTAGTAAATATCCGAGTGCATTGAAACAGTTCTCCATGGGTAAACATCTACTTTTAGAAGTATATGATGTTGAATATAATCTATTGAATGATGGTATTTGTCTTCGGGATACGATGGAGAAAGGTATCAAACGTGCTGGTATGACGATTTTGAATATCTTTCAGCACTGTTTCATTCCTCAGGGAGTTACGATTGTAATTGCTCTATCAGAAAGTCATGTCTCTTGTCATACATGGCCAGAAGAAGGTGCCATTGCAATAGATGTTTATACTTGTGGAGATGGTAATCCAAAACTCATTGCACTTGAACTTTTAAAATATCTAAATTCGGATAATTATACCTTAAGAGAAGTAAATCGTTAAATAGATTTGTGCGATAGCAACCGCACTCTAATAAAAGTTCTGTTTTACCAAAAACAGTAGCTAACAAAATGTCAAACTTAAAAGTCGATCGAAACGCGGATTACATGAAGGAGATGTGGGGAACCACTCGACTCATCACTGATTATGTGAAAGAACCTTCTCAAAGAGTTCTTCAGGAGATCATGCACGATTATGCTCCGAAGCATAATTTCAAAAAACAAACTGAACTGCACGAAAAAATTCGAAATGATGAAGACTATGATGATTGGTCCTATGGAACAGAACCATCATACGGTTCTTCCTGGAATCAAGCATAAATAAACATATAATTTTATATTAACAATGGCAGTACAAAGGATATCTAGATCATTTAAAGATATTAGTTTATCCTTTGTACCTCATCCGGTAACAGGTGATTTAGCAATACTTACAAATGAACGGGCAATTATAAGATCAATTCGAAATCTGGTAGAGACTATTCCTACCGAAAGATTCTTCAATTCATTACTTGGATCGGAAGTTAGATCTAGTTTATTTGAATTTTGTGATTATGGTACTGCATCCGTCATACAGGATCAGATTTTAACTACCATTTCAAACTATGAACCTAGAGTAAATAATGTAAAAGTGAATGTATTGCCAAGTCCAGATACAAACGAATTTGAAGTTACCGTAAATTTTGACATTATCGGTCAAGAAATTCCAACACAATCTTTCACCTTTCTATTAGAGGCAACAAGATAAAATGCCTTTTACCAAATTTACGAATTTAGATTTTGATCAAATTAAAGTATCCATCAAGGATTATCTCCGTGCCAACTCTACATTCACGGATTTTGATTTTGAGGGATCTAATT